CGTCAACTCGTATAGCCGTTTATACTGGCGAGCCATCTTGTAGCTCCTCTTCAGTTAGTATAAACAAACGGGAGAGTTTACCAAGCTGATCTCTACTAGGATCTTGTCCAGGGTTTTCCAGGTTTACTATATACCCTATACCGATATCTAAGTTGTACTGATCAAATATATCAGCTCCTCCCAACAGTGCTATACCGTTCACCAAGTCAACACCTCCGACAGCCAAGTCAAGCGACCAGTTACCTGTCCGGCTATTAAGTATAACTCTCATGTCGTACTTAGTAGCTTTAATAACGATACTAAATAACTGCTCGGGTTTGGATGTCAGTGGTATTTCAATCATGGTCCTACTATCCAGTCATATAGAATTTTTGCAAATGATTTGTTCGTGGCTGCTGAAGGTTCTACTGCTTCTTTTCTGCCGGACTTTTCTGCCGGGGAAGCTTGTTCTTTAGCAGAACCGGCTTGTAATTGATCTTCTGATAACTGTACTATTTCCGACTGAGTTATAATAACCTGCTGTACGTCTATTGACATCCTAACAATACGAGAAGTGTTTTTGTCTTGCTGCACACTAACATTCGTTATGATCATGTTGGTGTATAGCTTCAACTTGGTCTGTAGCTCTATAGGTTCACGGGCTTCCTGTAGCTGAACGATAGCGTTATATGCTGCATTGCTGCGAGTTATATTATCCGTAGTAGAAGTACCAAATAAACCCGTTACCAAGTCAACTATCTGACCAAAAGCAGCAAGCCCCATAGGAGTATCAGAAACTTGAGCTACTATATTAAGCCGCTTAGGTTGGACAACCGCATGGTCTGTTATCTCCGCGCCTAGCTCTACCGGGTTATTGGTTAAGCTAACCTCATTAACATGGCTCTCTGATATAACAGCGTCTAACTGTATACCGCCTATGGCTTTTTGCGTACGAATAAACAGGTTCTCAAAAGCCATAATTATTGATCCACCGTGCTGTTAAGGTCTTGGCTTGTCTGCTGAAAGAATACATCATAGACTTTACTTGCTATTTCCTCGGCTGTATCCGCTCCGCCTTGTACTGTAATATCTATCTTTTCCACTACTGTTTTATAGGCACTAGAAACTTCTTCTTGTGTGCTATTGTACAGGTTGGAAACCATTTCCTTACTTTCTGGTATTAGTCCTGTTCCTTCTATCGTACTCAAACCTGTCACGTGGCCTATAAAACCCGGTATATTACCAATAACTTCTTTAAGATTATCAAACGAGAAGTCGTCAAACAAACCAAATATCTTCTCCCAACCTTCTAATATTAGCATGGTTAAATAGTATACGACATGGAGTGCACTGGCAACCGCTATTATCTCATCCTCCCACTGAGGATACTTCTCAATCATATCCCCTATAAAGGTTTCGCCGCCTTCAAAGAATACCTTAGCCTCTTCAACCAGCGCAACAAAAGCAAGCGCCAAAGCAGAAAGTAATAACGGCAAGAAAAGGAACGCGGCGTTAGCTGCTAATGTTGCAAGGGTTAAACCTCTCATCAATGCGATCATTTGATACAGATGAGTTAGAACTCTCATAGCTATAAAAGCGCCTAACGCTACAGTCAAGAGCTTTAGTGCCGTTGTAAATTGATCTACCCACTTTGGCATATTCTGTTCAATGAGATCACGGTTAATCATCCACCAGTCGGTAAACGTACCAACCATCTCTTTCATTATTGGTGCTAGTACTCGGGTAAACAGTCTGGATATATGTTTGGTAACTGACCACAAGTCAACCAGAGCATCGTTAAACTCCGCGGATACTTTAGCATCTTCAGCGGTTGTCTCGCCTAGTGCCTTAGCCTTGGTTGTCATCTCCTCTATAGCCTGAGGACCAAGTTGAAGCAGCCGTATGGAGTCTCTAAGACCTAGTTTGTCAGCCAGTTCTATTTGTCTAGCGCGACCTAGCCCCTGCATACGACCTGATACTTCTTTTAACAGGTTGCTGGCGGATTTTACTTGCCCGTTGGCACCAGTTGTAGAAATACCAAGTAGCCCAAAAGCCTCAACCCCAGAACCTACCCCGCGAGCCGCCTCAGAAGCCCTTAGAGAGAGTTCCCGCAATGAGTTAGCCATACCATCGGCGCTACCCCCGGCAATCTGCTGAGCGTGCTGTAAGGCGTTAACATTATTTACAGTTTCGCCTATTTCGTCAGCAAGTTTACCCTGTTCATCTGATGCAAGGGAAGAAGCCACTACCATCCCTGTTAAAGCGGTAGCGGTAGCGGCTGCGGCTTTAGCTAGATTCTTAACAATACCGACAGTCTTGCCGATATCGTCTGAAAACTTTTTGGCTTCTCCAGAGTCATATTCAAACCCTAAGCCCACCAATAGCTCATCTATTAAAGCCATCTTACTTTCCTTTGGGTTTCTGGGTCATTGCTGACTTTAAATCCATTAACTCGTGCATCATCATAAGGTCTTCCATGGAATACGTACCGTCCTGTAACTCTTTTAGACTGCACATTGGCGGTTCATTTAATAACGGCCGATGCAAGTACGTATCCACATTAGGGAACCGCTTAGGATCTACAGTGAACCCTGAACTTTGGCCAGAAGTGCCTCTGCCTTCTGGCCTTTTAGCAAATTTCCGTAGTTTACCTTAACCACAAACATGAACACCTTATAAACATCCATAAGGTCATCGCCAGAAAAAGTCTGGTTAAAATTTGTTTCTGTTATTTTGGTTCCGTCACAAGCTACACCAATAACCGCTGTCTTTATAAGCGCCGTTATTTCTTCAGGTGAGTTGGACTCAAACAGTAAAGCGATACCGTCGGAAAGAGCCTCTGCTTCTTCCCCTTCGGTTGCTTTGGTCTTGCTTGATTCCAAAGACATAGAAGCAATCTTACCGATACTGGCACCAAATGTCTTGGCCAGTTTCATTTTCATAAGTATTGCTTTTTCAGCAGGCCACTGAGTTACACTAAACTCGTGGTCGCCGATTTGAGTTGTTTCGGTATTACAACCCATAACATAAACTCCCGGTATTCATATTATTACCCGGCCAAATAAATTCCAGGAGGAGGTATCTAATTAGGCCGGGATCCTCAGATAGTCCGCCCTCCCCTTGGAAACCTTTTATCCCCCGTGAAGGAGATCCAAACGCTCCACCACAATGTTCCATTCTTGCGGTTGCGCATTAGTACCGCGAGTCATATCGGCTGGACGTGTGATATAACCTTGCGTACCTGATCCCAAGTCCAAACCTTTGGTATCTTTAAACTGAACAAAGATAGGAACAAACGCACCGTTTTCTTGAGCAGTAATAAGCGCCGACAAGAACTTGTTAGAATCCGACGTTTGTATAAGCCGGAAAGTAACAGTACCTGACCGGTCTGCACTAATAGAAATAGTCATCTCACCATCTGTACCAACGCTATGAGCGGCTGAGTCGTTTAGCCGAGACAAGCTTATTACGTCGTCGCCTTCATAAAAGCCTGATATTTCCAAACCGTTGACAAGAAGTATCGTATTTAGGAAACTATAATCTTTCATTACTTACCCCTTATCGTTCAAATATGCCGTTGATTTGAGCGCCGTGAATGGCACCTGCACCGAGAGCAACAAAGCTTAGACCTGGATACAATCGGGCTTCTTTGTCGGACTGGTTAGTGTCTGCTACTGGTACGGTAATGGTTTTGTAACCGTTAGCCAGGAACTCGCCGTCAATTGTTTCACCGGCTGCGATCAAACCATTGCGAACCGCTTCTTCCAATGCGTTGATAACTTGCTGTTCCAGGGCTGCTACACCTTTGTCGGTATAAGGAACCTTAGTAGTACGAGTTAGCAAGTAACCGAACACGTTTGTTTGAATTGCGTTTTCAAGCCAGTCAATACCGTGGACTTCGTCAAAGAAGGTATTGTTAGCCATACGAGATTCGGAATACATATCGCTCGCGCCAACCAGAATAAAGGCGTTGCCCCGTTTGCTATCCAGAACAGCTTTCTCGTTTTGAGTAAGTTGTTCAACAGTAATACCCGGTCCCTGTTTAAACTTCAACGTGAGTGTGCTGTTCGGCTGGTTAAAGTTAACAGTAAAGGCGCGACCAAGTACGGAAGCGGAAGGGTATTGACCAGGACTAGAGCTGTATGTGCTAATGGTACGGCGTAGATTCTTAGCCATTAGTACGCTCAGGATGTCAGAGCTTG